TCCGGTATTTTTCGTTTCCGCAAAACGGGTGTCGCAGCGTACACGATCTTTCGTATTGCCTAAGCACTGAGGGGGCTTCGGCCCCCTTAATTGAAAGGATCGATCATGCCGAATACCAAGGCTGTCGGTGTCGCTTACAGCGATCCCGAGTTTGAAAGCGTTACCGTTACCGGCGCTGTTACTAGCGCTTCGGTTGCCGTTACCGGAGCCATCACCGGCGCAAGCGTGGTGGTGACCGGCAAACTGAGCGGCACGCAACTGGATCTGAACGCGCCTGTGACTAAGACTGCTAGCTTCACGTTAGGTGAAACTGAAAACTTTGTCATTGCCAACGGCTCTGCGGCAAACGTTACTGTGACGCTGCCGTCAGGCACTGATCAGATTGGCCGTGTTCTGTTTGTCAAGAATCTGTCGGCTTCTTTTACCCTGATCTCGGCGTCGTCTAACGTCAAACCGCGAACTTCTAACACTGCTGGCACGGCCATTTTGGCGGCGACGGCGGGTGCTTTCGCAACGCTGGTTTGCGAGGATGGCACGAACTGGGTCGTAATGGCTGGCAACTAACGGACAGCGGGGCTTCGGCCCCGCTGCATACACATGGCACTTATCTACCTGAAGCACCCGGACCACGGGGAAAAGATCGCCACGCTTGAGCTTGAAGCCGAGTATGATGAGAAGAACGGGTGGGCGCGGTATACTCCGGGCGACGAGCCGGCACCGGAGCCGGTAAACGAGCTGCGGCCGCGCCGCCGCCGGGAGAGTTCTAATGTCGACATCAGCCGGTGACATCATCAATGGTGCTCTTCGTCTTCTAGGTATGCTGGCAGAAGGCGAGACGCCGTCTGCTAACACGTCAGTTGACGCATTGCTGGCGATGAACCAGATGCTGGACAGTTGGAGTACCGAGCGTCTGGCAGTGTACGCTACCCGTGACGATGTCTTCACTTGGCCCGCGCAGACCATCAGTCGCACCTTCGGCCCAACAGGTGATTTCGTTGGCACGCGGCCTATTCTGCTGGACGACAGCACCTACTTCAAAGACACTGACAACGGTCTGTCGTACACCATCAACTTCATCAATCAGGACCAGTACAACGCCATTTCTTTGAAGACTGCGGGCAGTACATATCCGCAGGTCATGTGGACCAACATGACCTACCCTGACATTGAGATGTACCTGTTCCCGCGCCCGACCAAGAACTTGGAGTTCCATCTCATATCGGTAGAACCGCTCGCTCAACCGGCTACGCTCAACACGGTGTTGAACTTCCCGCCTGGCTATCTGCGAGCGTTTCGGTACTGCTTGGCCTGCGAGTTGGCGCCTGAGTTTGGTGTAGAGCCTTCGCCACAGGTGCAGCGGATTGCCATGACGTCTAAACGCGATCTGAAGCGAATCAACAATCCTGACGATCTGATGGCAATGCCCTATAACTTGGTTGTCCGCCGCACCGCTCGCTTCAACATCTTTACGGGCGGCTACTGATGAAAACGCCGATCCTCGGCGCCTTCTATGTCGCGCGCAGCATCAACGCTGCGAACGACCGCTGCGTCAACCTCTTTCCCGAGGTTGTCGCAGACGGCGGCAAAGAGCCTGCGTTCTTGCAACGGGCGCCAGGTCTCAAACCTATCACGCTCACCATCAGCGGCTCGCCCTCTTCTACGCTTGACAACGGTCCGATCAGGGGTCTGCATGTCTACGACGGCAAGCTGTACGCCGTAACGGCGGAATCGCCCGCCACCCTGCCCTACTCTGAGACCAAACTCTGGGAGATCGACGCCAACTACACGGCCGTCTTGCGGGGCACCGTGACGTCTGACGTCGGCACGGGCCAAGTGACGATGGCCGACAACGGCACGCAGTTGTTCTTGGCGTGCGGCGATGCGGCCGGCACCAGCTACATCTACAACAACAGCACGAACGCGTTCGCGGAGATCACAGACCCGGACTTCCCCGGCGCCTCCTCTGTCGGGTTCATTGACGGGTACTTTGTCTTCAGCGAGCCAGACAGCCAAAAGTTGTGGGTGACGGAACTGCTGGACGGCACCTCGGTCGATCCGCTGGACTTTGCCAGCGCTGAGGGCGCGCCTGACAACATCTTGTCGGTGCTTGTCAGCAACCGCGAGGTATGGGTCTTTGGTACGTTTACAACTGAGGTCTGGTACAACGCGGGCGGGCCTGACTTTCCGCTTGAGCGCATCGCGGGCGCCTTTAACGAGCTTGGCTGCGCGGCGCAGTATTCAGTCCAGAAGCTTGCCAACCAAGTGTTCTGGCTTGGCCGGAACGCGCAGGGCCAAGGCATCGTCTACGTCTCGAACGGCTACATCGGCACGCGGATCAGCACGCACGCTATCGAGTACGCCATCCAAACCTACGACCGGATGGACGACGCAATCTCGATGACGTACCAGCAAGATGGTCACCAGTTCTACATCCTGACGTTTCCGTCGGCAAATCGAACTTGGGTTTACGACCTTGCGACCGGACGCTGGCACGAGCGGGCGGGCTGGGTGGCGAGCACATTTGTTCGGCACCGCGCCAACTGCATGGCGGGCTACAACGGCAAGATCATCGTTGGTGACTACCTTAACGGCAAGCTCTACGAGCTTGACCTTGAGACCTACGCTGACGACAACGACGTCCAGCGCTGGCTGCGCTCGTGGCGCGCCATACCTACCGGCCAGAACAATCTTAAACGCACGGCGCAGCACAGCTTGCAGCTCGACTGCGAATCGGGCGTCGGGCTGGTAACCGGCCAAGGGTCTAACCCAGAGGTCATGCTGCGCTGGTCAGACGATGGCGGCCACACCTGGTCGAACGAGCACTGGCGTTCAATGGGCGCCATCGGTGAAACGGGGCGGCGCGTGATCTGGCGCCGCCTTGGCATGACGTTAAAACTGCGCGACCGGGTGTACGAACTCAGTGGGACAGACCCGGTGAAGATTGCTATCATGGGCGCTGAACTGCAAGCGAGCGGGACCAATGCCTAGCCCGCAACCGTTTAGGATACCCGCGCAACGGGTGCCGCTGGTTGAAACTGAGCAGGGGTTGATGCGGCGCGAGTGGTATCGGTTCTTTAACCGCAAACCGCGCCACGGCGCGTTCTTCGACACCACCACGCAGACGGCGGCGGCGGCCGACACGGCTTACGCGGTCACGTTTAACAACACGGCGTCAACGTTTGGTATCAATCGTGGCACCCCTACTTCAAGAATTTTTGTTCCGGACACCTCAACCTACAATTTTGAGTTTTCGTTGCAGGTTGACAAAACATCCGGTTCTAACACCCAACTGTATGTTTGGCCGCGCATCAACGGCATTAACGTGCCGGACTCAGCCAGTCGTGTCCGAGTCAAAGACAACAACGATGAAAAAGTTGTGGCTTGGAATTTCATGCTTGATATGCAGGGCGGCAGTTACTTTGAGCTTATGTGGGCAGTGTCCAACACCAACGTTATACTGCTTACCGAAGCCGCCACCGCCTTTTGTCCGGCCGTCCCGTCGGCTATCCTGACCGCTTTTGAGGTGTCGCTATGAGCACCAATTTATCCTCTGTTCCAAAGCTTCAGTTCTTCGACAACAACGGCAATCCATTGGTGGGCGGCAAACTGTTTACCTACGCCGCAGGCACAACCACGCCGCTAGCGACCTACACGGACTCAACCGGAGTTACGCCCAACACCAACCCGATCATCTTGGACTCGCGCGGTGAGGCGAACGTTTGGCTGGACGCAACGCAGTACAAGTTCGAATTGAAGACGTCGGCTGACGCGCTAATCTGGACGGTTGACAACATCAGCAACGCGCTGAACTTGTCGCAGTTGTTGGCAAGTAGCGGCAGCGCCGCCAGTCCGCCGTACACGTTCGCAGCAGACACGACGACGGGCATGTTCTTGGCTGCGGCTGGCCAGATCGGGCTGTCGGCCAATGGCACGCCGGTGCTGCGGTCGACTGACACGCAGATGATCATTGGTCAATCAGGCGGCGCCGATGATGTCGACGTTACGCATTTTGGTGACACGGCGCAAACTGGCAACTGGACGCTGACGGGCGACGTCAACGTCACCGGCGCTGCCGTGTTCAATGAGGCAGGCGCTGACAAGGACTTTCGCGTTGAAGGTGATACAGATGCCAACCTGCTGTTTGTTGATGCGTCGACTGATCGTGTGGGGGTTGGCACCAACGCGCCGGCGCACACGTTAGACGTTAACGTCGCGTCAGCCTCGTTCCGGGTGCGGAACGCGACGGGTGGTAACGACTTCACGGTCAAGAGCGTTGCGGGGCCGATCACGCAGATTGGAAGTGTTGCCAACACCCCTCTGCAAATTTTAACAAACGACCTAGCTCGTATTCACGTCGCCGCCGCTGGCAACGTGGGGATTGGGACGAACGCGCCGCAAGCACTGCTACACGCATCCACAATTTCGGATGAAGTTGCGAGGTTTGAAAGCACCGGACTTCCTTATCTATCGTTGTATGATACCAATGTAAGGCAGTCCTATTGGTATTCTGCCAGTGGCTCAATTCAGTTAGTTGCCACTACCGGAAAGCCTTTGGCCCTTATTGCTGAAGGCCCGCAAGAAGTCTCTATATTCACCGACAACGTCAACAGATTTTCGGTGTCTTCTACAGGCGCTCAATCCAGCGTGATTCCAAGCGGCAGTACGCTTTACCCGCAATTTGCTTGCAGAGCGTGGATCAACTTTGACGGTACCTCCGGCAGCATCGGCTCTGGACGCGGCAGTGGGAACGTCAGCAGCGTGACGGACAACGGCACGGGCGACTACACGATTAACTTTACAACTGCGATGCCGGACGGTAACTATGCTGCGATTGGCACGTCAAAAGAGTTTGATACAACGGCATTTTCTACGGTTTTTCTTATAGGGGCTAGACAGACAATAGCAAACACATTCAACACGAATTATGCGAGAGTGAACACTATATCTGTTGGTGGAACGCTCACTGATTGTGTCGCCGTGTCCGTTGCCATTTTTAGGTGATCAACATGAAAATCATCTTCACCAACGCCGAAGGCGGCTTGTCCATCATCCACCCGACCGGCGAACTGCCGGTCGAAGACGTTGCGCGCAAAGACGTGCCGCAGGGCGTCCCGTACAAATTCATCAGTGCGGCTGACATTCCTACTGACCGGACGTTTAGAAACGCTTGGGAGGCTGACTTCTCAGCCCCGGACGGGTATGGTCTCGGGCATGACGCTTGGGCGGCTCAGAAGGCCGCAGAAGAAGCCGTAGAGCCTGTACTCGAGCAACCTGAGCTTGACTTGGAGCAGCCGGAATGATCACGATTAACTTCAACAACGCCAAGAGCCTGACCAAGTACCGACTGCGGGCCGAGCGAGCGCCTCTTCTGGCTGCGCTAGACATACAGTTCCAACGCAACCTTGAGACCGGCGCCGACAACACTGCGGTCGTGGCTGAGAAGCAGCGCCTGCGCGACCTACCCCAACTTGCTGATGCTTGCACGACGATAGACGAACTTAAAGCACTCAAGGCACAATAACGCATTACAGCGAGGCATGTCATGAATCCAGTAACGATGATGGTGGGTGGGCAGATCCTTAGTGGTCTGTTCGGCGCCCGCTCTGCCCGCAAGGCCGCAGCCGAGCAAGCTGCTGCGACCCGTGAGGGCATCGCGTCACAGGAGCGGATGTTTGAGCGCGGGCTTGAGTTGCAAGAGCCGTTCCGGCAAGGTGGCCTTGAAGCGCAAGGCATGTTGATGAACGAGCTTCGCAACCCGTCGCAGTACCGAGCGTCGGCGGGCTTGTCACCTGCCGAGTTGGCCGGAGAGCGGTTCAACTTCGAGGCCGACCCTAGCTACGGGTTCCGGCTGTCGGAAGGCTTGAAGGCGCTTGAGCGGAGCGCCGCCGCCCGTGGCGGGCTACTATCGGGCGACACGGGCGTGGCGCTTCAGCGGTACGGCCAAGACATGGCGTCCCAAGAGTACCGCAACGCCTTCCAACGGTTCCAGCAGGATCGCGCTGCCCGAGCCGGACTGGGCGGAATGGAGTACGGTCAGTTCGCAGGTGAGCGCAGCGCGCGCCTTCTGCCGCTAATGCAGACTGTTGCTTCCGGGCAAGGGTTGACATCGAACATCGCAAGCCAGATGGGTAACTTAGGCAGCGCGCAAGCCGCAGCGGCGCGTGGGGTTGGTGAGTCTGCTGCCGCTGGCCGGATTGGTCAGGCTAACGCGCTGATGGCTGGGTTTGGTCAGGGCGCGAACCTGTACATGCAGAATCAATTTATGAACAGATATTTTGGCGGCGGTGCAGACCCCGGTGTAACGCGGACTGTGTACACGCCCGGCCCACCAGCTTTTGGTTCGTCGGCGTATGAAAGCCAATACGGAACGATGTCATGAGCATAAATCAACTGATCGCTGGCGGCATTCAACTGCCTCGGTTCGAGTCGCCGATGAACATGATGGCTCAACTGAGCCAGCTTGAGTCCGCACGCGAAGCGAACGAGCTGCGCAAGATGCAGATGGCGCAGATGCAGCGGCAGCAAGAGCAAGAGATGGGGCTGCTTGCGATGTCGCCGACGGACCTGCAAGCTGATCCGACAGCGGCGCTGCGGTTTGGCAAGCCTGGCCGGGAGACGTACTCCGCGCTGCTGGCGGGTGACCGGGAGCGGCGTCAGGCGCAGTTGGCTGAAGCTCAATCGATTCCGAAAAAGATCGAACTGATGAAATTTGGTTTGGGCGCTGTCAACTCACCGGAGCAGTACGCTTCGTGGCGCGAACAGACGGCTAAACTGCTGCCCGGTCTGGCCGGCGTCTTGCCGCAAGAGTTTACGCCCGAGACCAAGCGCAGTATGATGTTGGACGCCGACAAGATGTACAAACGCGTGTTTGAGTCAATCGATCGCGGCAACGTTCGAGAAGTGTTGGCTTTAAACGAGTACGGCGGGGGCGCGCCAGAAACGGTCGCGGTTCGCGAAGTCGGCGCGCGTCCTCAAACGCCGGAACAACAACGCTTGGCTACGGCGCAGGCCGCACGGCTTGAGGGCGAAGTAGCCGGAACGTTGCCAGCGCGCGCGCGCACGCCCGAGCAGCAAGTTTTGGACACCGCCCGGTTGGAGAGTGAAAGAACGCGCCGCGAACTTGACGTGTTGCGCGCTGAAACGGAACGATTGCGACAGCAGGGTGCGCTACCAGGCGATAAATTGGCGCAGGCTAGAATTGAAAACGAACAGCGGCGGCTGGAACAAGCTGAAGCGCGCGATCGACTTGCCGAGCGGCGGCTTAACTTGGCGCAAGAGCAAGCCGCACGCGCGGCCGATCCTGATTTTCAGTTTTCTATCAGCAACGCCCGCGCACGCGGTACAGCCACCGCAAAAAGCGATCAGGAGGCGCGCGACACGCTGCCTAACGCGATTGCGGCGGCGCAGCGCACGTTGGACAACATCAACGACATGGTCGGGCGCCCCGAGGTCAAAGATGCGCAAGGGCGTGTTGTTCAGGCGGCGACCAAACCTCATCCAGGGTTTGAAAACGTCGTTGGCTTTACTTACCTGCCGGGCTTGCGGTTTGTGCCGGGTACGGCGGCGGCTGACTTTGACGCGCGTTTCAAACAGGTGCAAGGCCAAGCGTTCTTGCAGGCTTACGAAATACTGCGTGGTGGCGGTCACATTACGGAAGCGGAAGGTACGAAAGGGACTGCGGCTATCAACCGAATGGGGCTTGCGCAAAGCGAACGCGAGTTCATTACTGCTGCGCGAGAATTGCAAGAAGTTGTCGAAGCCGGCATCAAACGTGCGCGCGGTCGCCTAAACGCGGCGTCAGGAACTGAAAGCACAGGCCGAGGCAGCGCCGGTGGTGGTGGTGTTGCACCCGCACCCGCGCCCGCGGCCGCACCGTTGCCGAATATAATTAACTTCAACGATTTGAGGCCGCAATAATGGACGTTCGGCCGGTTCGATTGCCTAACGGCACCGTCATTGAAAATGTGCCGGTCGGTACGACGCAAGCGCAACTGATTGAACAGTTGCGCGCCAGCGGCTATGACGTCAGTCAGTTTGAAACGCCGAGCGCCCCAGAAGTTGCGCCAGCCGCCGCACCGCCCGTTGACCAAATGCCGACCGGCCGATCAGCGGCGCCGGCATGGTCGCAAGAGTTCCCTAACTTGTATCAAGGATTGGTCAGAACTCGCCAGATGGTCGGGCCGACCGTCGAAATGTTGGGCGGCGTCGCGGGCGGTGCGCTTGGCACTGCCGGCGCGCCGGGGCTTGGGACACTGGCCGGAGCCGGTGCGGGCTACGCGGGCGCGCGTCAGTTGCTCAGTCTTGCGGACACATACCTCGGTCTTCAGCCCGGCCTGACGCCACAAGATGCGCTAAAACAAGCGACGTTTGACATCGCCGCTGGCGGCACGATGGAGGCGGGCGGTCGTGTGGCCGGGCAAGCGGTCAGCGCCGGACTGAGCCGCATCGCGGATCTTCGGCAGATTCCGCAGCAGCGCGCCGCCTCGCTTGCGCGTCGGGCGCTTGGCGAGAATCTTGACGCCGCGCAGCAGGCACTTCGCGCTGCGCCTGAAGGAGCGACTGCCGCGCAGGCACTTGCCGACGGGTCTCTATACGCGCCGACGGCGCAAGCTTTGCTGCAACGGGCGGCTGCGCGGGCGCCCGAGCGGCTTGGTCCGGTGGTCGGCCCGTCCGCTGGCATGACGCCTACGCAGACGCGCGAGGCCACCAATCAGTTGATTGAGCTTGCTGGCGGCGCTACCCCGACCGCGACGCGAGCAGCGCGGGAAGCCGAAGTCAACGCTTTGAACGCGCAACTGCTTCCGCAACGCGACGTTGTGCTGAGCGGCATCAACGCGGACCAAGCAATCCGGCAGCGCCTGCAAGCAGAAGCCGCGCGTATGGGCGCCGCCGCTGGCGAAAAAGTTGAGGATGTGCGGCGGTTCACGGCGGCTGGAGAACGTATTGGCGAGCGGGCGCGGTCGCCGTATTCGCCGGATACCGGGCAGCTTATGCCGGGCCAAGTTGCGGGCCAGCCGCGTGTGCCTGGGCGGTACACCTACATGGGTGAGCTTGAAGAAGCCGCAGAACGTGTGGCAACGCAATCCGCAGAAGGGTCTTTGGCATTCGGGGAAGCCGGGCGATTTGCTCAACGGGCGCTGGACAGCATGGCAGCGCACGGCTTGCAGCCGTTGAAAACCGAGGCGCTTGAGCGCCAGTTGAATGGGCTTTTGAGCAACCCCCGATACGCGGCCAACCGAGAACTAAACCAAATCGTTCCGCTTGTCATTCAAGACATTCGCCAATGGACGGATGCGGGGGGCGTCATCGACGCTTTTGCGTTGGACGCCTTGCGGCGAAACTCGGTTAGCAGCGCCGTGCGCGACTTGTTTGGCGCGAAGATGACGCCTACTGCGCAACAAGAACTGACCGCCAGCCTGTTGACTGAACTCAAACCCGCCATCGACGACGCCATCACCAAAGCTTCTGGTAGCCCGGCTTACGTTCGGTACTTGGAAGCCTACGCTAAAGGACGGCAAGCAGTTGAGCAGCGCCAGTTGAGCGCCGAAGCGTTGGAGATGTTCGAGCGCAATCCGCGCGAGTTCGTTGATTTGGTGACTGGCCGCAACCCCAAAAAAGTTGAAGAGATTTTTGGGCCGGGCAACTATGATCTCGTCAAGCAGATGAGCGATTCGGCGACGGGGCAGCTTGGCAAAATTGCCGAGACAGCCGGCCGCGCCGGTCGTGCTACGGAGCAAGCCGCTGCTGGACGGGAAGCGTACTCTGAACTGTTGAAAGAACACCTCGCCAAACTGCGGGTGCCGTGGGGGCTGAGTGTGCAGGCGGCGGCGCTTAACAAAGGCATCGACACGCTTGAAAAGAAAGTGAATCGCCAAGTCTGGGCAAAGCTGACAAAAGCTGCGGAAACCGCTTCGTCATTTGATGAGCTGCTGCGCACACTGCCCGCGTACCAGCGCACAGAGTTGCTGCGCGCCGTCCGAGATCCGTCTACATTTGGGTTGGCAAAAGGCGCAGCAGGACGCGCCGTGCTGCAAGAGCCGGTCAACCAGTTGGCGCCTGTGGAGTCGCAGAACGCGCTTATTCAGTGAGGGTAAATGATGGGTACGATCAACGAAGTAGAGGCCAAACTGATGACGCACGAAGAAGTTTGCGCGGTGCGCTACGAGGGCATTCATGCGCGGTTAAAGCGCCTTGAGCAGATCCTGATGACATCAGTCGGCACGATCCTCGTGCTGTTGATCAGTCTAGTTGTGAAGCTCTGACATGGACGCCCGCGAAGCCGAGATGATCCTGCTGCTCGCCAAGACTGGCGAGCCGTCGATCAACTTCAACACGGCCTTCGCAGCCGCCCGCGCGCTCGGCCGCCCGCAGTTCCAGTGGCAAGGCAAGCCCTATGCCGCTCAGACCCGCGAGGAGGCGCGTGGCGCCCCTCGACTGCCGCGCGGCATGAAGGAGTCAGACCTCTACCGCGATGCCGCCAGAGAGCAGCCTATGCGGGACAGCGAGGCGCGCCAACGGGGCATCGAGGCTGAGTACCAGCAGAACCTGCGGAACATTCGGTCAGAGTTCGAGACCGCTGACAAGCGGGACTACCAGCAGTACACTTCGGACATGGCACCCTTCGAGCAGAACCAGTTGGCGCGCCAACAGGCCGCCCAGCATCTGGACGACATGCGGCGCTACGAGGCGCGAGAGGCTATCGAAGGACCGATGCAAGAAGAGTACGAACGCGAAGCGCTTGCCAACCGGGCTGAGATCGAACGCCTGACCGCGCTCCAGAAGCAGCTCCAGCAGCAGGTTTACGACAACGAACTGGCCGCGCACATGCAAGGCTTGCAGCGGTACGAGCAGAGCGAGCGTGATGTCGACGAGCGTCTGCGCCAAGAGGCGCTCATGCAGTTCGCCGCGCAGAAGCGCCAAGAGCAGGCGCTTGAGCCGGTCTACCCTGAGATGCTCGCGCCTATTGGCCGCGCGGCGGTCAGCGCAGGCAAGGGCGGCGCGCGCATCATCGACCGGCTGCTGCGTGGCCGCGCCGCCCAGCAGCAGGCGCGCCAGCGCCCCCGCCAAGAGCCTGACATTGACTTCAGCAACCTCAACAACCTGATGGCCCCGTAGGCCAAGGAGCTTGTCATGAACGCAACCATCATCGCAGCCGTTACCCGGCACGTCCTCACCGCTGTCGGCGGCGGCTTCGCAGTGTCGTGGGGCATTGACGGCGACACGCTGGACGGGATTGTCGGCGCTGTGGCCACGCTTGCCGGTCTGGCATGGTCGGTCTGGGACAAGCGCCGATGACTGACAAATTCGAGCGCTGCCTGCCGCTCGTGCTTGAGCATGAAGGCGGCTTTGTAAATCACCGAGACGATCCGGGCGGCATCAGCAACCTTGGCTGCACCAAGGCGACCTGGGAGCGCTGGATCGGGCGACGCTGCACAGTAGAAGACATGCAGGCGCTGACGCCCGAGGACGTGGCGCCGCTCTACCGTGAGAAGTACTGGCACAAGGTGCGGGGTGACGACCTGCCTGCGGGTATCGACTACTGCGTGTTCGACACCGCCATCAACAGTGGGCCAGGCCGCGCCGCCAAGTTCTTGCAGGAAGCGGTTGGCGCTACGCCAGACGGCATCATTGGGCTGCGCACGCTCGCTGCCGTCCGTGAGGCCGACCCTCGGCAAGTGATCGACACCTACTGCGCCGCGCGGCTCGCGTGGCTGCAAGAGCTACCGACTTGGCCAACCTTTGGGCGCGGGTGGGGGCGCCGCGTCACGGACGTAAGACGTTCCGCGCTTCAGATGCTAGCTCAGTGATGTGATGCTCGCCACAGAACTGGCACAGGTAGACGTAGCCTACGTTTGTACGCTTGGCGGCGGCTAGCGTCTGCGCTGCTGTCGGGCAGCGCCGCTCAAGCTCGCGCCAAGCGTCCTCTTCCTCTGGCGTCCAGTCAGGGTCTACCACGGCGGGTCTCCGTCGTCGAGCGCCTCCTCTCGAAGCGCGCGTTTGCTGGGCCGGTAGGCGTCACACACGATCAGCTTCTCGGGAAACGGCCACAGGGCGGCACAGGGCGTAGAAGGGATCGAACTGCGCTCTGAGCTTTTGTCGCTGCCTGTATCGTTTTGTGGTTTCAGCACTACATAGTCTTTGGGGCTTGGGCTTGTCAATTCCATCTCCGAGTTTGTACATCGGCAGCTTGATGCGCCTGTTGTAGCGATTGTCCCACTGTGCGATATGAACCAGTCCACGTTTGTGCATTTCTTTCACGAACACTCGTGTCGTCTTTACGTGTAGCCCGGTCAGGTCTGCAAGGTCTTGTGCGCTCACTGCGCCTTCTGTCAAGTGCGCCAGCAGCGCGACATAGTTCTGGATCTTCAGGCTCACTTTATTAGTCTCCCGTCTTCGTTCGCCCATGTGCTGGGTTCGGCCATACAATCGGTCGGGATCTCGTACGTCTCCCAGCGATGATCGCACTCATTACAGCGCTTGCGCCGCCATGTCCAGTTAAACCGAGTGTCTCTTCTTGTTGCAGTCGTGCGGGTATCCCATGTCCCGCACTCCGAACACATGCTCATCTGTTCTTCTCCTTCAGTTCTGCTATCGCGGCCCGAGCCGGTCGCCACACTTCGCAATCGAGGCAAGTCGGATCGCCGCAGTCTGGATCTGCGCCTTGCACCATCTCCTCGATGATATTCACTAACTGCCCGACGATATGCTCATGCTCCGTGACCGTCATTGTTGGGATTCCGTCGATCATGCGCGTGAACTTGGGTTTCATCTCTCACCCCTTGCTTTCAGCATGGCGTCTGCCATTGACCAGCTTGCCTCTGCTAGTGTTTTTATCGGCTCTTCTTGGCATTCCATAAATCGACGAGCATCTCTATCAAGACCCGCAAGCAAGCCCTGCATCACCTTCGCCGCAAAATAATCGCGAAGCGTCATGCCTTGATATGCCGTCCCCGTCGGGAACGCCGGTCCACCTGTTGGTTTATTCATCTCTCACCCCTTGCTCGGATGATGTCATCTTGTGTCATGTTCGCTCCTGTATGTCGTAAAACCAATCGTCGCCAGCAGACCACTTGCGCGTGCCGTCAACGGTGTAAAAATCTTTAGCTGCTTGAAAGTCTG